GTGCAATATCGTAAATTTTACTAGGGAATATCAAAGGTTTTATTTCATTATCCCTATATTTTACAGCTATTGTATAGGGCATTTTTGTTATATCGAACACCAGAAATGCAGAATAATCGTTAGATGTTCCTCTAGAAACATCTGCTGTTAGCATATATGTGTGATTTTCCTGTGGTTTCTTATAAAGATCAATACCAGCATTTGATTGAATTGGATTCTTATATGTAAGAGTTCTCAATTTGGTGGAAGTTATAAGTGTATCAATAGAGCCAAGAAATTCACACTCAAACTCCGAATTGAATTGTGACTCTGAGGTATTCTTTATTGTTTCTTCTTTCCATTTAACATCCCGGCCGGGAACCTCACTCCAATGTACCTCAATGGGAATATAAGAATTTCTTTTATTTTCTGAATCTGTCCACATCTTATAGAACATATTCATACCATGTGGAGTTGATACGATCATAACTTTTGATGTTTTACCGGAAGATATTGTAGGATAAACAGAACTAAAAAATTGTTCGGCTACATTAGATGGAACATAAGCAAATTCATCTAAGAATATAATATTATAAGAGCCACCACGAACGGCACTAGCACTAGTAGAAGATGCTAAAATTTTAGACCCGTTTTCAAGTTCTAAACTTCCTTTGTTCCATGCCATAACCCCTTGTTGTAACCATTTGGGCAAATGTTCATATGCAAGTTGTAGTCTTCCTAATAAATCCCTTGCAGTTGCAGCTTTGTTTGCAAGAATTGCTACATTCACTGTTGGATTGAATAATACATAATATAGAAGATAAGCAATAATTGTAGTGGATTTTCCTGATTGCCGGGGAAGTTTACAGATAGTAAACCGATTGTTATGAAAAGTTTCGATTATTTTTCTCTGGAAATCCCATAGATCAAAAGAAACAAGACCTTCATCTATACTTACTATCTTGACATAGTTTTGTATAAAATATGCGGGGTCTTCCATACACTTAGTATATTCTTCAACATTCTGTTTTGTCCAGTTTTGTTGAACATCAGCCCTTTTAAGATTAGGATTACCTAGATAAACTGAATTGCCAGACATTTTTTTCTACTTATCTTTGCTCTTTAACATTTTTTGTAATTCAGTAGTAGACCCAACGAACAATGCATTAGTTACACTCTTGGGTGCAGTATTTGGAACATCTTTTAATCTCTTCATTTTTTCTTGCAGATCACCCAACTTTTCAGTTACCTCAGCAACAGTTTTTATTAATTGACCAGCAACCTCGTATGTCCTTGGGTGTTCACTTTCTTTCGCAAGTTCCAGTATACCATCAATTGCTGTAGACCCCTTATCTACTAAATTATAAAAGTTTTCTCTCTGATATTTATAGTCATCCTCTATATCTTCTTCATTATCTGAAGAAACAATATCCTTAGCTTTCTCGTATGGGAGTATTTCTTGGGAACTAATAGTTTCTAAAATACCCAATTCTTTATCTATTTTATTATTATTCACCATATTAGTCATCAGGCACCACATCTTCTCCAGTTTCAAGATCATACTCTTTCGCATCTACAAAGAAAGATGTGGTTTCGTTAAATCCGAAATCATCATCGCCATCAGCGGTTGTTGGTTTTGGAGTAACAGTATATCTTTGCTCTCTTTTTGGTGAAGTATCTGGCATATCTGTATACTGATCAATTTGTGTTGTCTTAATAACTTTTTGAGATGTAACTGGACCATAAAGATAGAATTTTGTAGTGAACGAAAGAGTATATATAAGAGCTCTACGAGCAGTAAAATCTCCTTCATAACTATCTTCATAAGTTATACCGCCCAAAACTACAGGAACATCTCTTTTGATTCCCATATCAGTCATATCATGAATTGTAAGAGTATAGTCCGGCTGAAAATATGGTAAAATCTGTTCTACTATTTGTAGTGCATCATCAGATTGTTTAGCCATAATATATAACTCAAGTTCTAAATTATAAGGAACAGGCATATATTGTGTATCTAATTGAGATGCTTTAGCGCCCTTTACCTTTTTAAATTTTTGAACACGATTCAATTTTCTTGTAGGATCATAAGAGAGATTTTTAATCTCAAAACCAAGTCTGGGAAGAGTGATAGCAACCGTTTTTGATAAATCTGCATCTTGTCGCAAACGAGCAAGAAATTTTTCCTTGGGCCCATATGCAAGAGGAACTTTCATGGATTGTGTTATGCTTCCAGAACTGTCTTTACGAACTAAATTAATCTCATTAAACATAGTTCCAAAAGAAACTATAATCTTCCTGATACTTTCATGATAGAATTGTGTGCCTAGCATTATGATGATCTCCCTACATCTCCAAATGGATTCGATTCACTAAAATCTAAAACAGAAGCACTTTGAACTTCAAAAAGTTCATTTTGTGATGTTTTATCAGTAACGAAATCCCCTATTATATAGTCTTCCTGTATGAGATATGAATCATCACCAGTATCAGCAGGCCTTTCCAGAAGTATACTTTCACCAACGGAAGTTGTATCATCCTGACCCATAACATTATCTCCAGCATTTGTTGAGGAACTATCTGTGCCATCTAGTAACAAGAATCCAGCTCCTGTAGCATAATCTCCTCCAGCTTCTAATTTTATTGGTTCATTCACATATGTACTTTGTTCCAAAGTAAATTGATATATAAGAGCATCAATAGATTCAGTAGTTTCTATTGCATCTATAGCAGATATACCAGTGTCCAAAATCTCTGAACTATAATCAAACAGACGGCATCTTAATTTATATACTGGGTTATTATCTAACTGATGAAATGGTTCATCGTGATCCACAAAATTTATTTGAAACAGCCTTTCAAGAATAGGATGATATATGGTATCTCCCTCTAAAGGTCTATCGGAATCGGTTGCAGCTGTTTCAGAAAGTATATAAAAGTCACTTCCCTCTAATTTATAATCACTATCTAAGGTTCCAGATTCTACTAATATAGAACCACCCTCTTCAGAAGAAGTACCACTTTCAATCATGATTTGTTTAGTCATCTCTTGAAAACGTAACTTGTTTACAACAAATGTAGCTTCACTTAAATTCTGTAACCCAAAAAGAGTCATCATTTCTTTTTCACCAGCAAATCCACCGTCTGCATCTTCCATATACATTTCAATTTTTGTAGCATCTTTAAATTTAGAAAGAGAATCCTCTCCTAAAATAGTATCCTCGTTTACAAAAGTACGATCCATATAATAGACATCATGGCCGTAAATCTGAATTGCTTCTGCAACCAAATCACTATACAAACCCTTTTCAGCGGTTGTTGATGCAACACCGCTGGTATGAAAATGTTTATTAACTGACATGAATTATCCTATCATATGATTAATTGGCAATTCAAATGCTAGCTGAATCTCTTCTTCTAATTTGGTTTGCTCTTCTACTGCTTGAGTATAAAGAGTTTCCCCATTCATAGTAACTCCGCCAAGCATTGTAACTCCACCAAATTTACTAAGATTTGCTCCCCATTGTTTTTTAATAAGCGTGGTTGCATATCTTTTCAAATAAATATCATCATATATGTCTGTATACGATGTAGGATCAAGTTTACGATAGCACTCTATGACAATATAATCCGAATCAGCAGTTAAATCATTTGCCCAATCCATTTCAAGATAAAGACGATTCTGATGCTGATTAAAACGTATTGGAACTTCACCCACAAGAATGTTCTCTAATAGAGCAATATTTTGCATTGTCATTTGGTAGTGAAGTATTGAAGTTGAAGAGAAATCAAATAAATCATTCAGCCGTAATTGATAGCGGACATCAAACATATTACTGCTGGTCATATTACCAGAGAATGGATATACTTGCACTACAGAAACAACGGTATCTGGAACAGGAATCCAGTTCTTTCCTTCTTTCCAATCAGCAGTTACAGTGGCGTCAATTTTATCTGTGGCTGTGGTAGTTATATCTGATCTTGCTCTTGTCACATCAGCAGAGGTAATCAAATGCTTAAGATACATTCTTTCTATACCGTCATAATGATATTGTGCAAAAAACTGTAATGCTTCATCAATACGGTCATCTGCTTGATCATCAGAGACATTTATATCTATAACTCCATCACCAAGAGCTCGAAAACAATAATTTTTAAAGGTAGTTTTTGTAGAAGGGGTTGCCATGTTTACATCCTTTCTACATATTTATAATCGAACTTCTTCCATAAATGGATTATGAGGCCTCTCCCTATGAAACACTATGCATTTATCAGAAGGCCCGTGCTTGTGCCACGCCTGAGCCGCCGAATGGGAACTCTGCAAAAGCG